TTCACTACCCTTAACAATTGTTCCTGCACCATATTGTTTGTTAACCGAATTAATGATTGAAGACAGACTGTCCCAATTGTTTTCCACGTATACTCCTATACCCAGTTTGATTGTTCACCTTGATCATACAGGGAGTTCCACCCACATTGAAAGCATCTTGGAGCAGGAACTTTTCCACCTGCTGATGCATTTGATCTACTAAATACGTTACTACTTCCGCATCGTGGACAAGTTTGGTTACCATCAACACGATGTGCTTCTCCACCTTTCCAAGAACGAATGGCAGTACCCATGTCAGTTTGACCGTTAGGATCAGCCTGTTGAGCAACCTGTGTTTGATGCTGTAACGGCGACTGCATTACACGTTGTTGCGCTTGCTGTTGTAGTGCAGGCAAAACTACTCGCTCAGACGGTAACGCCCTACGTTCTTCTTGGGGTGCGTTGTTTAACTTCCTATCCCACCAACTGCTCATTATTGTTTCCTTATTCTAACGGAGAGATTATCGCAATCATTTGATTTTCTAATAGTTTTTGAACAAGTGCCATTCCATAAGAAATTAACACATTCTTTGAACTTTCAACCGCAGCCAAAGGTGGTAATTCCTCGTCATCTAGGCTAGTGGTTAGAACCTCTGTAAACCAATCAACTGACTCAGCAATCTCATCAAAGATTCCAAAGTCATGTAGGAGTTCCCACTGCTCATCAATCTGTTGTTGCTCTAATTCCTGAACATCTTCAGAAGATGGGGTAAAGCCTAACTTTACAGCAACGTCTTGCCCTGATGGAATGGAAAGCATAAGACAGAAGTTTCTTTTCTCAGTAATAAGATTCATTTTCCTTTTGCCTCCGACCAGTTAGTTGCTGCATGACACGACACTTTAAGTGTGACCCCCATAATACTCCTATCGTGACCCATCGCAGTAACTAGGGTGGACATTGCAGAGATTTCGTCTTCTTCTGGGGCAATTGCTACAAGTTCGTCATGCACTTGTACAAGCATCCTTGCCTGTGTCCCTGTAAAAGCCTTGTCCACATCAATCATGGCTTGCTTACAGATATCTGCGGCGCTTCCCTGAATAATGGCGTTAATGGCTTGGCGTTGTGCTCGTGACTGTGTAAACGAATCTTTTGATAACAACTCTGGAAGCCTACGCCTGCGACCACTAATCGTGGACACATACCCAGAACGAACAGCCTTGGTAATAGCAATCTGCTTCCACCTAGTCAACCCAGCAAAACTCTTGTAGTAGTTATCAAGTATCGACATAGCGTGTTCTTCTTCAATACCTGTTTGTAGGGCAAGTTTCTTATGACCACCACCGTATGCGGTGAGGAAGTTAACACCTTTACCAATCTGTCGTTCTTCAGACGTTACCTCTTCTAAAGGCTTCTTAAACACGGCAGCCGCAGTAGCGGCGTGAATGTCTTCGTTGTGTTTAAAAATATGAAGCAACCGTTCATCTTGACTAAACATTGCCATGACTCGGAGTTCAATCTGGTCGTAGTCAGCCACCAACATGGTGTACTTATCTGGTGGTACAAACAAACTACGGATGGTGGAGTCTCGTGGGATGTTCTGCAAGTTTGGATTAGATGAAGACAACCGACCAGTGGCGGCTCGGTGCATGTTAAACGATGGGTGCAACTTACCGTTGTTTAACTTAGGTATAAGACCATCAACATATGTTGATTTCATCTTCCCAAGTTCTGACCATTGCAATAAAAGTGGGATCAAGGGATGCTTGCCTTTAAGTTTCTCAAGAGCATCCGCATCAACTGATGGAACTCCCTTAGCGGTCTTCTTAGTTGGCTTAAGACCTAGGCCACCTGCTCGCTTACCTGTAAACAAGTACGTTTGTTTGTCCTTATTAGAGTCTGGGTTAAACCCTGCGTAGGAGTTGTCTACAATGTCCAGTAGGCACTCACGCATCTTGGCATCCAGTTCTTTCCTCAATAACTTAAGTGAGGCTGAGTTAACTGTAATCCCTTCTTCTTCCATACACATGAGCACCCGAAGAACTTCAGACTCTTGCTGAACGGCTGGCTGTAAATCTTCAATAAGGTTTAACTTAGAACGCAACTTAGAGTAAAGCAACCATGTCCAACGAGCATCTAAGTGAACGTACTTAGCCGCAGAACTAAAAGGAACAGTGTTAATAACAGCACCAAGTTTTCCTTCCTTGGCGTAAGCATCATGCCCACCAAAGTTCTGGGCAATTAAGTTAGTCAACGAAAACGATTGTGAGTTCTCATTCTCTAGATGTTGAAGAATCATCGTGTCCATGTATGGACCTGGTGGTAACTCTCCGTAGTACTTCTTAATAGAGCGAGCGTCAAACTTTACGTTGTGACCAACCTTTACAAGGTCGCTAAAGAATATTGGGCGCAACGCTTCAAAAACTTCATAGCGAGATAACTGCGCTGGTGGGTCTGAATAGACACCTGGAATCACATACTTGGCTTTAGCCATTGACTCCTTACCGCTTGCTGTTACCTTGCGATATCCAGATGGTGGGATGGTTGTACCGTCACCACGTTCTTCTGGAATAACTATCTCACCAAGCAAATGACCCATAGGTATAGCCCATGAGTGACCGTAGGTAGCAATGCCAATCCAAAACACCTCGTTACGTAGAGGGTCTAGCGCTAAATCTTTTAGGTATCGTTGGCGAATTGCTTCCGTTGATGAGGCAACAATTGAATCCGTAGGGTTCTTGAGCGTTGCAATGTGATCTTTACACTCTTTCAAAAAAAGTGTATTGATATCATCATGGCGCTCAATAACCCCACGGGACTCAATGTCAAAGGCAAATTCCCCTGCCTTTGTAACTATCTCAACAAGTTTGTGCAACTCTTCAACGGTGTGAACCGTCTGTTGCATAAAGATTATTGAGCGTCAAGAATGTCTGTTGCTACTTCCAACAGTTCTGTGCGAGTAGGGATCTTGATGATGCTTGGATCGTAAGCATTGTTGTTCAACACCTTCATGGTGTCTTCATCAAATGCTTTGAGATTCCATTCTTCAAGGTCACGCTCACGTACCATCTGCAAAATGGTTTGTGTCTGTGCTCCCTTACCAGTCTTGGATACTGCCCAATAATTCTTGGACAGAGGTCCTTGACGTGGGTCAAGGTGGAAGTTCTTTAGTTGGTCAATCAGACGAACGCCAACTTCAAACGACTTAACAATTGCTTCTTCTTCATTGCTAAGGACTGCAATGTTGAATGCAAACTTCGTGCTTGGGCGATTGCCTGCATCACAAAGTGGGCAACCATTTGGATCGTCATGCAAGCAGACAAAAGACTTCTGGCCTTGACGACCATCAATCCAGTGTGTGCGGAACGATGCGTATGGTTCGTCTTCCAAGAACTTGATGACTTGTGTGTCTTCAGTTACCTTGAAGCGCTGTGCGTACGGTGAGGATGCTTCCTGAACACGGTCTGCTGCACCCCAACCACGCTTGATTGATCGTGCTGCTGGTGCTTCAGTTGCGTCTGTTTGCTTTGCTTTTACTGGCGATGCAATTTCTTGCTCGTCATCTTCATATTCGTCATAACGGTTTGACATGATGTACCTTGCTTTCGTGTGTTTAATTTGACCAGTGTGTATGTATGTGTTTTTTGAATGCTACCCAATCTACATTTTGTCCTCGTGCTTTATTGAGTCCAAAATGATCAACTGCGTATAGCAGTAACTCTACCTGACTTCGGCTGTAAAGCCTACGCCCCTTGGAACTTTTTCCAGGAATTTGATTCCCCTCTGGAGGAGAAGTCCGAAACTTTGGAACAGGAATAATTCCATCATGTTCCCAGTGTCGTAATGTATCTGGTTTTCTTCCAAGTGCTTTGGCAACCTCCCCAATTGTGTAGAAGGCCACCTTTTCCCCACGCACCTGGTAGTACGTTGCGTGAAGAAATTCAAAAGGATCTTCTTCCTTACTCTTTTTAGTTTCCGCCCTGTTTTTAGGCGGCTTCTTTCCAGGGTAGTTAGGAAGATCCTCAAGAAAACTATCTAAGCCTTGAGCGCCCATGTTTCTTTCTCAACATAAAACGTCTTAACTTTCTCTTGAATGTTTTCGTCATTCCAAGCAAGACCAAGCAACTTGTCCTCACTAAGAACTTCAATAACTTCTTTTACAGTGTCCCAATGACCGTTCTCCTTAGCCCATGCTTCAGCAGCACTGGTGTTAAACGATTTGGATACACGGCGCTCACGCTTAAGTTCTACATCTCCCAAGTCAATCCAGATGTTTCCCTTTTCATCTGGGTTACCGTGAGCAACAAGCATCTCAGTTAGTTCTGCTTTAAGAGCGTCTGCTCTTTTCTGAACTTGGTCAAGCATTGACTTGTGGTTCTTGTAATCCTCAACCACTCGCCGTGCATGCGCTTCATTAAATTCTGATGCTGGTGTTTCTCT